GCAGAATGATTAACAATATTAAAACTCCCGTTGCCGAAAGCGTGCAAAAATACCTAGCAGAATCTTTAGAACTGCACAAAACTCGTACATTGATCGAGAACAAAATTCTAGAAGATCTAAACGAAGGCTTGTTAAATGAAAGCACTCTTGCTAAATTAATTGGAAATGAACCAGGTGGAAAATATTTGGTTCGCTGGATACACGACAGACATAAATTGGCCAATACAGCTGAATGGCATAAACATCCTTTTAAAACTGAAATTGCAAGAACTGAATTTAAGGCACACCCGGATCACTTCCTAGTTATTGTTGCAAGTAACGGAGTTGCTGCTATGAAACCTAACCTTGAGTGGTTTCAAGATAAAGGCGGCGAAGACGAGTGGGGGAAATCTATTAAAGGTAAGAACAACATGCCTTATCACGTTATTGCTTTCCAAAGAGATCAGCAAGTTGACCCAGCATTACTTCGTAGTCCAAAAGATGTTGAGCCACATGCAGACCCAAGTGTTATGCAGGCTCGAATGGGAATGATTGAAAAACCTGATACACGTAATCCAGACAATGTGTTTGAAAGACTTTGGCCAATCATTGGACAACCACAATACATTTATACCACTTCGGGAGTAAAGACTGGACTAGGAAGGGGAGCCTATAAGACTAGGAAATTCGTCGGAGGATACGGAGAGCCGCCCGAAGTTCGCGGTGAATATGGTTCGGGCGTTGATCGAGCAAAGTATGCGGCCAAAGCTGCAATTCAGAAACAAGTAGGAAATCGTTACAATCGTGCTCCACTACCGGGTTCAAAAGCAGCCGAGTTAGATCCTGCAGATAATGCACCGGTTCAAATTACCAATCAGACTCAACAATTTAGAAGCACTATACAGAGAATTGTTAAACCGTTATTCTTACGTATCGGTAATATGGCATTGCGTGATGCTAGAGCCGAAGCACGCGATGCAGATGAAGCTGGTGCATATGATAGAGCAGAACAATATTCCGGTGCTGCTAGAAGAATTAACAAATTATTAATGGCACTTGATACACAAGGCGATGTTGCATTAACTGGAAATGATAACCCAATTGCTAAATTGATCAATGCATCAATTACATCTGCGGCTGCATCTGAGGGATTATCAGAAGTAAATTATCTCAAAATGCTAAACACTGAGCCAGGTGCTGCTAAATTTACTTCGCTAATGAATGCACTAAAGTCTAATTTATTTAAGGTAGCCATGTAATCATGTCTTATGATATTAGGACACTAATTAACCTTGTGGAAAGTATGCTGCTTGAAGCAGATCTTTCCAAAGGTAGCCAATCGATTATTAAAAATGCCGACCTGGTTAGTAAGATAGCTGCTCGAGTTCGCAGAGACTCGAGGATGAATTCCTCAGATTTTCCAGCAGGGTTTTCGGCCAAAGCAGAAAAGATGCCCGACGAAGCTGTAGCCGATTGGTTCCTGCAAGGTATAGATCAAATCGAAAAGACAGGATATGCCGGAGTTGTATATTCTAGAGATGGCGCAAACAATCTTTGGATAGCAACAAAATATTCAATTGGTGCACACAACTGGAATGATATTAAAGAAAAGTTAGCATTAACAATGAGTCAATTCTATTTTCTCAAGAATAGAAACTTGCTCGAGCCCGGCCATAGAGATATCCCTGCGTTTAAGAGTATTAGAGAGATAGGCGAATATATTGTTTTCCACTACGGTACACAAATTAAAGAGTTTGAAGATAAATTAAGATCAACTGCAATGAAGAAGTCTGTTCGGGCTTTCTTAGTAGTTGATAACGAAGATTATCGAGTTTTCGCCACACTAAATCGTGCTGCTAATATGGTAATGGGTCAAGGAACAACTTGGTGTACATCTATGGTCGATAGCGATGAATATTTTCATAGATATGCAAATTCTGCTATGATATTTCAGATATATCCCTATGATCCAGAAGATGTTTCTATTGATCAAGGACATCGAGTAATATCCGGAAAAGAGAGATATCAGTTTGATGCCGGAGGTCCTTATTTTATGAACATTGCGGATCTACCCCCTAACAGGCAACAAATTAGAGAAAGATTTCCGTATCTTTATGACGATTTGGTAAAAAACTTAACGGCAAAGGCCGGAGCAATTACAGAATACATAAAGACTAATCAAGAAGACCCTTCTATGCAGGACAAAAATTTATCATTAGTTAAACCTTATAATGTTCAAGCTGAGATAGCCAAACTACAGAAATTTTTAACTGCAGGATGGATGACAGACACACCAAGACCAGCAGCCAGTGAAGAACCTAAAAATCTTCCAGCTCCAGACGCATAAGAAACGGGCCATGCATGTTTGATTCACATACATTTAGGCCCGTTACTTTTTGGTCTCTTGGTCCACTAAAGAACCCTAAAGGATTTACTATTGCAATTGCAGAGATCGATGAATGCTGGATAATGCGATGGAAAGAACCTTGGACCACTAAAGAAGAATATGTTTACTGCTCTGATTACGAACATGTAATCAGAGAAGTTAAGAAGTTATACTGATTCTTTATCAAACAATGCTTGCACAGCAGCTAGTGCAGGCGCATAGTCTAAATCGACCTTAACAGCAACACCCCCAACTCGAACCCAATTTTCACAATTATCAGGACGATCGTCAACTAAGATATCACCAGGTTGGCAATGCTTTTGTTTGTCCTGACTAAATGGTCCAAAGTGAACAGGAATATCTGGATATCGTTCTTGTGCCCACAGCATCTTATCCCAGAATGCCCAATGGATATCATTGTAGTGAGGGATAGCAGTAAGGAACATTAGATCGTATCCCAACTCATCTCGAAACTTACGTGCAAGCGCAACCATTTCATCTGCGTGTTTCATCTTTGGCAAATCTCGAAACATTCTCATGTTGTCTCTAATTCTAACCCAATCTTCTGGTGGATAATATGCTTTGGGATCGGATAGTTCATATCCAATAATCTTTGCAGCACCTGCTACCCAATCGGCTACTACACCGTCCATATCTAAATAAAATGTTTTCTTAGTCATACTATATTATAGCACCTTTTTAATCTTTTTCCGAATTCATGTTTGCCAACATAGAACGAATACGACTTGAATCAGCGGTTGCTTTAACTTTACCAACTGATACACCCTGTGCAGGATCACTGTCTCTAACTTCGCCTGTATCTGGATCAACTGTATGTGATACAGAGCTGGTCTTTTTAAACTGACTAACGATATTAGCTGTTGTAGAACTTGTGCGTTGGCTGCTGAAGCTAGTCTCTTCTGGTTCATCTAAGTCTGAAATGCGTAGTGTATCTACATTAAATTCTAAGTCAACTTTTTGTCCAACACCGCTCGAACTACGTGTTTTCATAAACTGAATTTGATAACGTCCTCGTTCTTTCATAGCACGACTAGTAAAGATACCAATAACGTTGTCAGCTGTTTGAATCTTACTTAATCCACCTGAAATATGACTATGATCAAACTCAATCTCTTCAACAGCACTACGGTTAAGCTGACTAGCTGTTACTACAACTGCTTGATTTTCCATAGCAAAGTTACGCAATTCTTCCGATACATATTTGTCTTTAATAAACAGATCTGACGGTGAAACTTTGACAGAAAGTGGCATCATAAGGTCCAAGTAGTCCACTAAAATAATGTCAGGTTTTTTGCCTGTTTTGACTTCATATTCCTTCAAATATGACCTCAAATCATTACAATTCTTGCCAGAAGGGAGGTATTTTATCTGCATTCCTCCTGCCTTCTTACCAGTGAGTTTGACCTTCATTTCGACATCATCTAGCTGCTTAAAGATGTCTCTTGTAGTGATTCCGGTGACCATACTGTCAACCCGCATACCCACAAGCTCTTCAGAAAGTTCGAATGTAAAGTAAACTACATTCAATCCAGCAAGTGCAAAGTTTACACCCAAGTTAGCAAGAAACAAACTCTTACCACCACCTGATGCTGCTGCAAAAATATTCAGTTCACCACGTTTGAATCCGCCATATAACTTACGATCAACACTCGGCCATCCTGTGCTAATTTGTCCGTTGTTATCTTTAAGTTTGTTCAAGCGTGCTCTGGGATCAGCCCAATAGTCTGTGCCCATATCTTTGTTCAAACTAATCTGAATAGCTTCTTTGATTAGCTTTTCGACTGGCCCATAGTCGCCTGCATTTAATAAATCAGCTGACTTGTAAATCGCACGCTCCAACGACTTATGTCTGCTAAAGTTTTCAAATTCATCCATTAGCCATTCATAGTTCTGCTTTGGTAAAGAAATAGGTTGAAAATCTATTTTGCATTGTGCATTAATGATCTGCGTCTCGGGCATTACCTTATATTGATCTACATAATCATTAAGGAATACTGCGGTATCTTTTAATCGTTGATCAAAGTTTTCTGCGTCAAATATACTTTGGCAGCGGCAAAATGTTTCTGCATCCGAAAGAAACATTTCTAAGTAAAGTTTTTGTATATCGTAGCTATAATCTGTATTATTGTTTTTTGTCATTCAGTTTCTCTAATTCTTTCTTCTTTAATTCTATTTTTATCTTATTAGATTCCCGATAGTGTAAGATCGTGGCTAGTGTATATGCTCGGCCATATACTTCAACTGCCTTTGCTACGTCCTTGATATCATCGCCCCAAGGTGGTAAACTCATACTCCATCCGTTGTCGATTGCAGCTTGCAACATCTTTGCGCCCGCTTTATCTCTATCGGGCACAACAATAACTTCTCGGGCTAGTTGGTTAATTCTAAAGCATTGTGCAACGTTTGGTTCATTGTGCATAATGGCAACACCTTCTGATGCAATAGCATCAAACTGACCTTCGACAACAATTACAAATTTTTTATCAAATGTTTGAGCATCAATATTAAACACATATCCATTTTGCGAATGTGTTAGGTATCGCGGATTACCTTCTGTAATCTTTCTACCTGTCCAACCAACTACTTTTTTATCTTGGTAAAATGGAATAATGACCCTGTCTTTATATCCAGTAGCTGCTGACCAGTGCCAATTATAATCATCTAATGTCAAGTTACGGCCGAGAATGTATTCTATACAAGCAACCATTTTAGGTTCTTCACACCCTTCTTTAATCCAGTCTACAATTGGCAAACAATCTTCTGGCAAAGGCATCTCTTGTAGTTCAAGAGTAAACAGCTTTTCTGGAACTGGAATTGCATCTTTTTCTCGCATTGCTTCGAGTGATAACTTGTTAAGTTCATCCTCGGGCATTCCCATCCATTTAAATAAGTCTTTGGTATTTTTGCTAAACAGTTTACCTGGTTGCCATCCTGCGCCAAATCCACAGTTAAAACAGGAATAAACAAAGCCGTCTTCTTTAAACAGTATACCGCCACGCTTTTTCTTGTCAGCGCTTTCTCCTCTGTGATGGCAACACACTGCGTTAAAACTGAGCCAGCCGCCGCTTGTTGTTTTTCTATTTGTGGGTAATATGTTTTGTAAACTTGCCTGTATGAGATTCATACATACATGTTAACTTCTATATAATACTTTGTCTACAGTTCCGGCATATACGGTGTTATTATTCAGCTGACTAACAGGTTCTTTATCGGGAATATAACGCACACGGATTTTAGAAAATACTCCGTTGAAGTTATAATAATCTATACCTGTAAATCCCGTATATGTAGTATCTTTAATAATTGCATAATGCCCGAATGAACCTGGATTACTTTCCAATGTACCTTCTACAATAACTCTGCCCTTATAACGAGTCATATAGATTGCCGCAGTATGTAATGCAGCATTACCTTTAAACTCCGGGTGTGCATTTAAGTTACCGGTGTAGTATTCGTATTGCATTGCATTTTGATCTGCATTATAGTAAGTGCTAAACTTTGTAGTTTCTTGGCTAGGCACTAGAGTTGGATAAAGATCGTGTCTCACTTCAATTGTTGCACCAACACCGTAGTATGTATTAGCAAATGTAGGTGTATAGCTGCCGTCTGTATCCACAGCCTTCACGCCCATTTTATAGTAAGTGCTTTCACATGCCTGTAGATCACTTTCGGTGAATACCACTTCACCTAATCCCCGCAATGCTCGCGTAGTGCCGTCGTCTAAGATAGTTACATCTTTTTCGATAAGATTTCGTTGGTTGACGGTATCGAACAATACAAACACAAAACTGCTGGTAGAAACATCTACAAATTTCTGATCGCTGTTTTTGAACTGAATTTGCACCTTGTTCTTGACACCTTTTTGTAATTTTAGGTCGCGTTGATACATAACTTGGTTAATCCTGTTGTTATTGTCCAGATCCAATATTACTTCGAACAAATTGGTATATAAATAGACTGGTAATTTCATAATATGTATTTATCGGAATCCATGACAACAAAAAACAGCTTTCAAAAGAATTTTCCATTTATGACCTGCATCAAATCAAACGATATTGAATATGTGGGCATTCTCATCAATTTAGATAATAATGTAACAAGTCTTTACGACTATTCAATTATTCGAACTGAGGACGAAAAACAACGATTTATAGAATTTGGAGAAATATGGTGGTGGGAAAGCAACCGTAAAATTCCAATTAGTATTTTTCTAAAACCCGATATGATACAGTTCAGAGATTACATCAAAACTTTTAATTCTAAAGATATCGAAATTGTGTTCGGGCCAGTTGTAAGTCTAAGCGAAATTGCAGAAAAACGAGTTAAGCGTAAGAGTATACAGTTGGTTAGAAACGTTAAGAAAATCCGTAGCTAATACGTTCGCATATTAAATTTAACTGCATAACAATAACATGAGCATACCCAATAGCATGACTCTTCTTAAAACTATAGCCTTCGTCAGTTTTAATCCAGACTTCGTCCTGGATTGCTTGGAAACCTTTTTCAACACATACTGGGACCAAGTGTTTCTTACCGGGTCTAATCAAAGCAAGAACTGTGGCTAATTCTAAAATACTTGTGGGCTTTAGCTGGGCCAACAAGTTATGATAACCGTTGACATGAAACAGCTGATCACACACGTCTTTTTCATACATTAGATCCCACAGTGGCTCTACACTTAGCAACTGTTTAATGTGTTCTTCATTTTTAACTCCTTGATATGCGTTGACATTCAAGAAGTCTATTTTAAAATATCCTCGCTGTTCAGCAGTTGCATAATCAATAGTTGCTAATCCGTTAAGTGGATTAACTGGCATGTTCTGTAGATACACACCGGTGTTATGATGCTTGTATTCTCCGCGATCGATACGCCCTGCAACTACGTGAGGAATCTTTGATAAAATATCTTCTCTGTTAGCAAAGTCAATATCAATGTCGCATTGTATCTTCATTTTGAACCCCATCTTAACATAAAGAGTGCACCGTCTCGTTCATTATGAAATTCAACATCTCGAACAATACTTCCGATAGGTTCGCTACAAGACCAACGACCTGGCATATTTTCTAGTAACCAAGACTCCATCTCTTTCCATCTGTGTTTGCCGGTTGTGATTTCTATTATCATTCTATTCCCGCTTCTTTACAAATCTCTTTTACCAATGCAACATCTGCTGGATTCTTTTTAAAATGCTTTGTCCAAAACTGTAGATCAAATGCAGGTGCAATAAGATCTAAATGATCGTCATTAAACTTTGAAACCATTTCTTTACCACTTTTACAATTTAGTAACAACCATAACGACATCTTGCCGTTACGAATATCATTTACTGCACGATTGTGATTAACATAGTTAAAGTAATGATTAAACTGTGCTTGGCTTGTATCTCCCCATTCCATCATAGTTTGAAGACTACGTTGCACAGCAGACTCAACTGGTTCTACTTTGAGCATCTCGTAAAGATACTTTTCGTACAGTTCATCTCTGCACCAGTGATCTAACTTGACACCACTTTTAATAACATAGTCAATAAACTTATCTGGATAAAGAGGATTAACATTGGTTACAAAAGATCCAAATTTAACAAAGGCATTATAGTAAGAGCTTTTACAAAACTCTTCATAAGTTTTGTTCTTCTTACCAGTTTGCGTAAGTTGATAGAATCGATTGTAAGCAAACATTCCAGCCACAACTCGCTTTTCATCTTTTTGCAAAGCACGTCTTTTGTTTTCGCACATATGAGCAACAAGAGTCTTTTCTTTCATAAAGCTCTTGCCGCAATGCACACATTTATAAGGCTGATCCACTAGGTCTATCATTCGTATTCTTTTCGTTGCTTCTTGTCAAATCCCAAACCATCGAACAACTCGTCAATGTCTTTCTTTGACATCATACCGGCTAACATTTTTACTTCATTCAGTTTCATTGTAGGATTTAATTCTGCAATTAACTTTTCAATCTTGTTAACTTTTTCTTTCTTACCTGCCGCTAAGTATGGATGAAAGCACTTAACACCTACGCCTGTTCCGGCATATAATTTCCACAGCAATGCTTTATGATTTTTGCTAAGTGTCCAATGATCTTTATTCACAAGCTCGTTAGTCATTTCAATAAACCACTCTTGTGTATCTCTGTCACCCTGTACATTGCTAGTGAATCGCATTAGAACAAACGGACTAAATGCTTTTTGTTCTTCAGCAGTGAGCTTTTCATAGAAGCTATAGTTGCGTGTATCAACTGCTTCAAGTTCTCGTTTAATATCAAGTTTTGCTGTTGCCATGATCTTTACTTAGGTTATATGTGATCTTAACTCGATCAATTGCTTTCTTCAAAGCAGCGTTAGTTTCGGCTGCTCGAACAATCTCTTGCCATTCTTTTAGAAACTTAGCTTCAGATGAAGAAATATATTCCTCACCGTCGGCGTCTTCAAGATCTTCTTCATAGAGGTCCCACTCGTCGTCTGCCGAATACTTATATGTTGCTATTTTCATACCGGATGATGTTGCACGACATCTTTCTTGTCGTGTGTTAGATAATACATTATTTTAACACGGTCAAGTGCTTCTTGCAACTTATTGTCAGTCATTGCTGCACGTCTAATATCGTGCCACAGTTGACTTTCATTTGGATTACTCATATAGTTTCTGTGATCTAATGGATCTTTAATGTAATTGTATCCCACAAGTTTCCTTTCAGATGTTCCGGATTCTCTTGAATAGACTGCTCCGTCTACTCTTTCATATATCAACGCTGCACCTGGTGTTAGTGTTCCCATATTACCAGCACTTTGTAAAATCAACAATCTCACTTTGACGACTAACTTCTTTAACAAAGTAAGCACAAGTGGGTTTATCTCCTGGATGTAAAGGAGTAGATAGCAGTTGCCCTGCCTTCATCTTTGGAAAATACCACTTAACATCTTGATAGACATTAATAATATCAATCTCATGAAACTCGGGTCTAAAAGAGCTTAATGGATTAAAGCAGAATGTTTTAAACCCACGATCGTTTAAACTTGTTAACGGCAGCACTTCCATATCAGGGCCTTCGGGGTCGCCTACAATAGTGCACCAATCTAATGGCATTGTAAGTTCGTAAGGTCCAACTTTTAATACAGCAGCAGGGCAAGTAAATGATTCTAAAAAGATTAAAGGAATGAAAAAGTAATCAGGATTTTGCGGATCACTATTGTCCATAACTGCAAATCGCATGTCGTCGTCAACTTCTTCAGGAAGGTCGTTGAGATAATATGTTTTGTTTTCTAAGGTTAAAATTTGCATTATTGATATTTCACTTTGTCTATTGTAAACGGATATTTTGCGTCTTTATAATATTTTTTACGCTCCGTTAAGTGCCGCTTGGCATATTTTGTGCTTGCAGTAAAGTCCCATATTTGAACAAAATCTTTGTCATCTGCTTTACGAATACCACGTCCGATTGATTGGATAACTCTAACAAAAGATTTACCAGGTTCAATAAGAACCATATTAAAAATTCGAGGAATATTAATACCCACTGCTGCTACACCGTAAGTTGCAATAATAATTTTATTAGTCGCTGTTTTAACTTCGTCATATTCTTCTTTGCGATCTTTTGTTTTTACTTCGCCTGAAATAAATGCAACTTCAGGTTTATCTGATAATAAACTAAACAAATCGCTTAGATAAACTTGCAGCATCTTACCACATTCAATACGATCAACTAACACAAGTGTGTTGCCAGAGTCAGCAATTGATTCAATCATTTTTGCCATAAACTCTACACGTTCTTTATTTGTAACCAAATATTTTAGCTCTTCAGCGTAGCTACCAAACTCTTTCCATTCAGCAGTTTGAACAATGTTAACGTGGCAGGTACTCAATACTCCTTTCTCTTGCAACTCGTGAGCTTTAACTTGGTGAACAACTTCACCTAATGCCGCACGAATATTTTGAAAGTCGATATCTGCTTTAGGGATAGTGCCAGTTAGTCCCCAACGAATAGGAGCATTAGCAGTATGTTGTGTCAACAGCTTCTTCAATACATCAGCTTTAGCCATGTGAACTTCATCAACCATAACACAGTTAACGCCATCCAAGAACTCAGCAAGTGACATTAGATCATTATCATCAACGTTCTTTTTGTCCATGATGTTAAGACTTTGCCAGGTACAAATAGTATGTGTCTTGCCTAAATTTTTACGATCGCCGTAGTAAACTCCTACATCTAATTGGCAGTTTAAAAAGTCTTCTTCTGTTTGTTCAACAAGTGATTTGTTAGGAACAATAGTGATAGTGCGTCCATATTTTTCACAAATCTTAGCCAATGTAGCAGTAGTAATTGTCTTACCAAAACCGGTAGCAATCTCTTGAATGCATTGTGGATTTTCTAAAAACTTATTAACTACTTCGACTTGATCATCTCTCAGTCTAATAGGTTGTCCAGCAAACCTATGTCCATCAGGCCAGCATAAGTCACCCCAAAATTCTTCAGTAACTTTTTCAAATTCTAATGCAGGGCTTGTTCGCAAATCTTCTACTTCAATGTAATAGTTTTTATTCTCTAACTCTTCTAATACTTGTCCTAGCATTGATAGATATGTAGTTCCGCCTAGACCAAAGAAGCTGACGCTGCCATCCCAGCGTCCTAATTTATATGATGGACGATAGCGTGCAGTAGGATCTTCATATTTGAATTTCTTAACTAACGCTTTACGAGTATCTAAATCTAAATTTTCTATCTTTACATTTACTTCGTCTTTAATAATTATCTTGCAGCTTGGCAAATCTTAACTCCTTATTCTTATTATCTAGATTCATACTAACAACATTATGATGATTCTTAATATAGTTTTTTAATGTGTAATGTGCAGAGTTTGTTCCAAAGTGAACTACTAAATCAAACTGTTTTCCAGATTCGATCAACGGCTTTGGAATCTTTCCACTAACGCACACAAACTTAATATTGTCGCTTACTTGACTGTTCAAGTTGTTTTCTTTAATATAATCATTGCAAATTTTTCCAGAGCTACTGTCAAGTCTAAACATAACAGTCATTTGCTCATTTGGAATATTATTGTCTTTAAGATATTGATGCACGGTCTGTAGATGCATTAATTCAGTGCCTCCTGGAATTACAAACAACACATTGTTTGAATAATTTAAAAGTTCAGTAAGGTCATCAAGATCTCTAACATCCAGCAAAACTGGATTGCAAGACGTATTCTTTAACAATGCACAGGCAGCCGGACTGACTGACGATATAGCTGCGTCAATTGATTCATCCCAGCAACTAATGCCGTATCTGCGAGCATCTAACAACACTTCAGTTAAGTTTGTAGAAGTAGGTTGCGGTATTTTATCAACTGTATTTTTGTAATAATACTTGCCATCTTGAACAACAACCATAGGAACATACTGTTCAATGTTGTGCTCAATTTCTTTTATTTCGTCAGCAGCATCGATAAATGTTTGATCAAATATAAAGTCACTGCCTAACAGTTTAGACAGAAAAGAAACATTCGGTTCAGTAAATGGAAATACCCAGGCGCCGTCATCAGCGTTCCAACTAATTTCCATTAGATCAAATCTAGGCAATGTTTGTTTATACTCTCTAAAAGCAGTAATAGTTCCTTCGTTATAAGGAAACTTAACCAGCATTCTCTTATGCCCATTTTCAAGTGTAGCTACTTCGACTGATTTAGTTCCGCTCAATTTACGCACCGGATATTTAAA